TCCGAACTCAAGCATGTAGAATCTTAGACAATTATGTAGAACAATCAGAAGATAAGCGTCAACCCTTAATGTTTGTTTTAGATTCTCTAGGTATGCTTTCTACAGAGAAAGAGATTGCAGACGTTGCAGCAGATAAACAGGTACGTGACATGACTAAGAGTCAACTTATTAAAGGTGCGTTCCGTGTTCTTACTCTTAAGTTAGGTAAAGCAAATGTTCCAATGCTCGTTACTAATCATACATATGATGTAATTGGTTCTTATGTGCCTACGAAAGAAATGGGAGGTGGAAGTGGACTCAAATACGCTTCATCAACAATTATATATCTATCAAAAAAGAAGGAAAAGGATGGTACTGAGGTTGTTGGAAATATTATCAAATGCAAAGCACAAAAATCCAGACTAACGAAAGAGAATTCTCAAATTGAAACACGTTTATATTATGATAAAGGTCTTGATAGGTATTATGGATTGTTAGAATTAGGTGAGAGGGGTGGATTGTGGAAGAATGTAGCAGGTAGGTATGAGATGAACGGTAAGAAAGTTTATGCCAAACAAATACTTAAGGATCCAGAAACATATTTTACTGCTGAAGTGATGCAAGCACTTGATGAAATTGCTGCACAGGAGTTTCGTTATGGAAGTTAATCCTTTACAGGTTTCTTTATCTGATGCAATCAAACCTTGCGAAAGACTTATAGATTATATAAAAGTCTATGATGATATTTGTGATAAAGAATTCTGTGATGATATTATAAAATCATTTAATTCTTCGGAAGATCATCACGTATATATCGATAGATCACAAAGACCTACGTTTACTGAGATGAATATATCTGAACGGTACACGGCAAGGGATGTTGAATGGATGAGTCATCAAGCACAAGTTCAATCTCATTTTATTGAGGCTGTTAGTAGGTATGTAGATGAAGTGGATTTAGGTCCAGATTTTCCTGCTAAATATGCTTTTGAGGAGTTTAGAATTAAACAATATCGTGAAGATTCTGATGATGCATTTGCAGATCATGTTGATGTTGGAGATTATAATTCTGCTCGTAGATTTTTGGTATGTTTTTTATATTTGAATGACGTTGAGGAAGGTGGAACTACAGACTTCCCAAAAATTCATCATGCAATTACTCCAAAGTGTGCTAGAATATTAGTGTTCCCTCCAAATTGGATGTATCGCCATGCGGGTCGTCCAGTTACTAAAGGTACAAAATACATTCTCGGATCTTATCTTCACTACCTATGAACTTAGAAGTAACTATTCTCAGTAATCTGGTATACAGTGAAAAGTATACCAGAAAAGTATTACCATTCCTTAAGTCAGAATACTTTACTGCACGTGAACATAAGATTATCTTCTTAGAGATTCATGAATATGTTAGTCAGTATGATGCGTTACCGTCTCTTAACGCTTTAGGAATTGAGTGTCAAGAAAGAACTGATCTAACTGAAGAACAATTTAAAGATGTTATTGGAGTTCTAAATGTTCTTTCTGATGATATATCAGATCATGACTGGTTACTAGATGCTACCGAGAAGTGGTGTCAAGAGCGTGCGATCTACCTATCTCTTATGGAGAGTGTCAAGATTGCTGACGGTCAAGATTCCAAGAAAGATAAGGGTGCCATTCCTCAAATTCTATCAGAAGCACTTGGTGTATCATTCGATCAACACGTAGGACATGATTATGTCTCAGACGCAGAAGCAAGATATGATTACTATCATCGCAAAGAAGATAAGATCCCTTTTGATCTATCTCTCTTCAATAAAATTACGAAGGGTGGTCTTCCTAACAAGACTCTTAATATCGCACTTGCTGGTACTGGTGTGGGCAAGTCTTTGTTTATGTGTCACTGTGCTTCCTCTGCCCTTCTTCAAGGGAAGAATGTCCTTTACATCACGTTGGAAATGGCGGAGGAAAAAATCGCTGAACGCATTGACTCGAATCTTCTCAACGTCCCCATCCAAAAACTCTCGGATCTACCGAAAGTAATGTTTGAAAAGAAGATTGCAAAACTTTCTGAAAAGACTCAAGGTAAATTAATCATTAAAGAGTATCCTACTGCGTCTGCACATGTTGGACATTTTAAATCTCTTATTAATGATCTTGCTCTTAAGAGATCTATTCGACCTGATGTTATATTTGTAGATTATTTAAATATCTGTGCCTCACAAAGGTACAAAGGATCCATTGTTAACAGTTACACTTATGTCAAAGCAATCGCAGAGGAACTTAGGGGTCTCGCAGTTGAGGCGAACGTTCCGATTATATCTGCCACTCAAACTACTCGTAGCGGGTTTGGTAGTAGTGATGTCGACCTTACTGACACCTCTGAATCTTTTGGACTCCCTGCTACTGCTGATCTTATGTTTGCCCTTATTTCTACAGAAGAGTTGGAGGAGATGAATCAGATTATGGTCAAGCAATTGAAGAATAGATATAATGATACAAATACATTCAAGAGATTCTGTATAGGTATTGACAGATCAAAGATGAGGTTGTATGATATAGAGGAAGCTCAGAAAGATCTAGTTGATGCTGGTCAACCTGAGACTGACTTAGTAAAAAAGTTCACACCAAAGAAAACATTTCAAGATCTAAAGTATGACTAAGCGAGTAAACACGGATGCCTATTTGGACTTCGTTGATGCAGTAACATCTAAAGAATCAAATGATTATATTGCATTTAATTCCAGATGCTTTGAGATACAAAAGGGGGATGATGGAATCCCTGTTCATCGTTTGATAACTGCTGCTCTTGGTATGAGTGCAGAGTCGGGAGAGTTTACTGAAGTAGTAAAGAAGATTGTCTTTCAAGGTAAACCATATAGTGAAGATAATATATTTCATATGAAGAGAGAACTAGGAGATGTCATGTGGTATGTTGCTCAAGCATGTATGTCACTTGATACTACAATAGATGAAATTATAGAGATGAATGTAGAGAAGTTAAAAGCAAGATATCCTGGTGGTGAGTTTGATGTTCACTACTCAGAAAACAGACAAGAAGGTGACGTATAATGCATTTAGTTTTACCTATCATTTGTATTGGTCTGATCTGTTTAGTAATAGTCTATTCAGTTCTAAATCGATATGACCCTCATTAAAGTATGGAGGATTTGGAAGTATGCACTGGGTTCATTCTCTGACGAAAAGACTAGACGCTACGACAACTACGTTGTTATGGTACGTACTTTTATTTTCATATCTTATCTCGTCACTAACTGTTTTATTATTAGCGGAGTAATCCGACACTGGAATTAAATTATGCCATTATCAGAACAAGTTGAAACCTCTCTTGTAGAGGCACAAGAAAATTTACGCAACGCATTATCATTTGCAGCACGTACTGAGAAACCATACATATCAAAGCACATTGCAGATATGTTGTCCAATATTGATAACATTATACATGTAGTTCCTTTACTAGAGGCAGTCGAAGATGGACTTAACGATAGTCTTGGATAATAAATATTAGTGGAGACCTGTGTCTGACTAATGGCAATAACAATACCCCCACATAATAAACAAGCATTCGAAGATGTAATGAATGCATTGGGGGGTGATGATTATTCCTATTACTTATTTGATGTTAAGAATGTAGAGGACAAGGACTCAACTAAGAAAGTTCAGATAGCATTAAAAGTTTTTGTTCCTCAAACAAAAAGAACTACAGCAGTTGAGAATATACAAGGTGCATTAGATGAAAACTATCCAGGAATTACAGTTAATCCAAAGGGTACTTCCTTAGATATTCCTATAAGAGATAGGCAAGTTATTAGAATAGAAGTTAAACCAGAGAACAGTAAAGGATCTGGTGGTGGTGCTGCACAAACTGCACTAGTAGAATCTGCACAGTGTGTTTATGCTGCTATGAGATATTACTGTCCTAACATAGAAAAGAAGAAAGCATTTACTGTAGATGATTTTAAATGTGGTATGAAACATTGTGATGTAACTGCTAAATTGGATGAAATTATGTCACTAGGAAAAGAATGGCAGGATTCATCTTGGGCAGGTGCCAATGCTATCTTTAATACTGTGGGTGGTAAGGGATGGACATTTGTTAGAGGTGATTCCACCATCGATGATGGTGCAGTTAAGAATGCATTTAATAGAGTAAAGAATCAAACTAACTTATCTTCAGAAGACAAATGGAATCCTGCTGATATATGGATGGTGAAAGATAAGACTAAAGTAAAGAAACATCTTGATAAAGAAACTACTATTGATTGTTTAAACAATGCTCTATTACAATTGCGAGTAGAAGAACAGTTAGTTGGTATATCTTTGAAGAAGATTGAAGGTTCACCTAAGATAAAATTGTTGAATGATATACCTGCTGCAGAGAGAAAGCAGAATGAGAAAGCACACTTTGCAAAGTACGATTTAACATTCGATAATGGTAGAAAAAAAGATAATCATCCTATGGATGTGTATTTGTACTATGGTACAAGTACCTTTGAGAAGTTTCAAGCAAGAAACTTTGGTGGTCCTACTAAGGGTGATTGGAAGTTAGAATTAAAAGGTAAGTCTGCTGCACAAGGTAAGATACAAGGTAAGAAGGTGCAAGAACTATTGAAGGATGCTAAGTTTGGTACACTAACTGAGTATGGTGCAACAGATACTTGGGCTAAGGCTAAGAATGGTAAGTTAGATGAAGAGATTTATAATTTACTGGTAAAATATAAGGCAAAAGGTTTAAAGAATAAAGCAACTGATCTGGCATGGATTAAAACAGAGGCAGAACAAGCATGGAAGTATAGTAAGTATGCGGGATTAAAATTATTGGATTGGGTATCATCTCATAAAGATGCTGATCAGATAATGAAAGAGATATATTTGTACGCATCCTCACAGTCAGACAAGTCTTCTGTTTACTGGAAACTCCAGTAAACAAACTGGCACACTACTGTCCCATTACCCTCTAAAATGGAGTATAATACAGGGGTAATGAAGAGACACGTATGCCTAACAAGCACCTTGAGCATCCAGAAGATTCGATTCTTCAAGGACGTAGAGTTGCAATAGATGCTATCAAGGAACTTGTGACGGTTACTAGACTGTCTGTTAAATGGGACGGTGCTCCTGCTATGGTATTTGGAACTAACCCTGAGAATGGTAAGTTCTTTGTTGGCACTAAGTCTGTCTTCAACAAACGTAAAATTAAAATCAATTACAGTCATGAGGACATTGATCAGAATCATAAAGGAACTGTCGCAGACATTCTTCGGTTGGCTTTTGATCACCTTCCTCGTATCAATCGTATTATCCAAGCTGATTGGATCGGTGTCGGTGGGGGCAATGTTTATTGTCCTAATACTATTCAATATAGTTTTCCTTCCACCATCATTCAAAAAATAATTCTAGCACCTCATACAGAGTATACAGAACTTAGTCCTACTGCTGAGGGTAAGATCGGAGTTAGTCTTGACTCTACTTCTGATTGCTACTTTGTTGATACTAATAATGCTGTAGTAGAACCACCTTTAGGATGGAGACACCTAGCAAAGATACTACCTACACTTCTAGTCGCAAAGGTTCCACAATCCCGCACCGAAGTAGCAAAACATATCAATTCATTTATACGACAAGGTATACTTCCGCATCCTCAGGAAATGTACGATACATTAGATGCTAAATATAAGGGAGAAGTCAATGTGAGTACCTTTAAGGTATGGCATAAAATCTTCCAACTGAAACAGCGTCTACTCGATGCGATTTTTGTAAATGGAAATGTTGAATGTTACATCGATGGTGAATCTTCTCAGCATGAGGGGTTCGTGACCGTTTCAAATAATCCGTACAAAATTGTAGATCGGTTGACCTTTAGTAAAGCAAACTTTAACCTTAGTAAGAATTGGCAGAATGAAAAAGTTCAGTGCTTTCCTAACTGAAGCCGAAAGATCCTTCGCTTCAAAAGAAGCAGAGAAATTAAAACTTAAACATGTAGGGTATGGTAAGTATGCCGATATCAATGGCAACGTTACTCACTTGTCTAAGGATGGTAAACTAATAAAGGTTTCTGCCCAACAAGCAGCAACTGGGACGCAGCAAAATGGAGGAGAAGAAACTGGAAGCGGCGAGGGTCAGGTCGATCAAGGTAGCATATCTGTTACATTTGGAAGATTTAATCCACCTACTGTTGGGCATGAGAAACTTTTAAACAAGGTGTCTCAACAGGCAAAGTCTAGTGGAGGAGAGTATAGAATATATCCATCTAGATCTGAAGATCCTAAGAAGAATCCTCTTGATGCAGGAACTAAAATTGGATTTATGAAGCAAGCATATCCTGATCATGCTAATGCTATTCAAAATAATGAAGAGATGAGAACTATCTTTGATGTTCTTACTACTCTTGATGGTGAAGGATATAGTTCAGTAAATTTAGTAGTTGGTGGTGATAGAGTTAGTGAGTTTAATAGTCTTGCACAGAAATACAATGGAGATGTATACACATTTGATGAGATCAATGTAGTTTCTGCGGGAGCAAGAGATCCAGATGGTGAAGGTGTGGAAGGTATGTCTGCATCTAAACTTCGTAAGGCAGCAGCAGAAGATGATTTTGATTCCTTTAGAAAGGGAATGTCAAAAGGTTTAGGTAAAGATGGTACGGAAAAGTTATACAATACTTTACGTCAAGCAATGCAAGTAGAAGAATTTGGTGACGATTTTGCTGAAGTATCATATTATTTGTATGAGATCGCACCTAAATTAGATCCAAGGGGTTTGCGTGAAGCATATTATGATAAAGGATTATATCCTGTAGGAGCTCTTGTAGAGAATGATAACACAGGGATAGTTTCTAAAGTTGTTAGTCGTGGTAGCAATTATGTCATCTCTATCGATGAGCGTGATGGTATCTATCGTTCTTGGTTGAAAGACTTAGTAGAAATAAATGACATTAAGTATTTTAATTGGAAACCTGCTGGTGAGGTTGGTACAGATCAACTTGACGATTATGTTAGAAAATTAACTCCAGGTGAATTCATTCGCAAGCTAAATAAAAGGGACAAGACTTCATCATAAAATGTTAGACACCAA